ATTTTCTCCTACTTTGGAGTTGGTGCCTGGCAATACATACAAATTTGACCAAGCAGATTCATCTAACTCTGGACACCCTCTTCGTTTTTATTACGAAGCAAACAAAACAACTTCCTTTACTACTGGCGTAACAACATCTGGTACGCCTGGCAGTTCTGGTGCATATACTCAGATAGTTGTTTCAGATACAACTCCACAAGTTTTACATTACCAGTGTTCTGCACATGGATATATGGGAAACCAAGTTGTTATCGGAACAAGAAACCTAACTGGACTTGACACTGGTGACTTGGGAGAAGGTTCTAATCTTTATTATACAGATGCAAGAGTATTAACTAAAATTAATGCAACAAGTATTGATGCACTTAGTGATGTTGATACAACAACTGCATCTCCATCTACTGGACAAGCACTTGTTTGGGATGGTTCTCAATGGGAGCCTGGCACAGTTGGTGGACAGATTACTGTACAGGATGAAGGTTCTGCACTATCAACTTCAGCAACTACAATCAACTTTGTTGGTTCTGGTGTTGTCGCATCTGGAACAGGTGCTACAAAAACTATTACTATTGCTGGTGGTAGTGGTGGACTTTCGGATATTGTAAATGATACCTCACCACAGCTTGGTGGCAACCTTGATTTAAATTCAAATAATATTACTGGAACTGGTGACATAGGACTAACTGGTGATATTACCATTACTTCTACTGATGCTGGTTCTTCTAATGGCCCTGCACTTGACCTTTACAGAAATAGTGCAAGTCCAGCAAGTGGTGATTATCTTGGACAAGTTGCATACTCTGGTGAAAACAGTAATGGCGGTAAAGAAATTTATGCAAAAGTTACAGGTAAGATTACTGACCCTACACATAACTCTGAAGATGGACTTATTGAAACTGCTGTTAAAGGAAACGGTTCTTTCACTATTGTTAGTAGACAAAGATCAGACGAACTACAACTTCTAAACAGTGTAGGACTTAGTGTTGCTGGTAATACTACATTATCGGGGACACTGAATACACATACAATTCCAGGCGGAACTGGAACAATTGCACTTACAAGTGATTTATACACTAATAGTGATGTTGACACACACTTAAATCAATCTAGTGCATCCACCAACCAAGTACTTTCTTGGAATGGTAGTGATTACGCATGGGTTAATAATGCTGGTGGTGGAGGCGGTGGTGGTAATGCGTTTACTAATATTGCGGTTTCTGGACAAAGTACAGTACAAGCAGATGCTTCTACAGACACATTAACTCTTGTGGGGTCGGGACTAAATACTATTACAACAAACGCATCAACTGACACAGTAACAATTGGTACTCCAACTGGAATACCTTTTATAAAAGAGGATGGTTCGTCAACGAGTTTAAATATGAGTGTTGAAGCAGGAACGCTTTCGTCAGCGGTATCAAGTTTATATATACCTTTTACGAAAGAAGATGGTTCTAGTGTTACTACACTTGTAATGAGTTAAGGATAAGAGATGGCAGCGAAAACACCAATTAAGGCGACATTCACAGGTAGTAATGTCACAGGACTTGCAGAATTTCAGGCTGCTGACTTTATCCCTATTTCAGATGGTGGAACAGGTGCGGTAACGGAAGCAGGTGCTAGAACAGCATTGGATGTTGATTCAAAAGCAGAAGTAACAACGAAAGCAGTCAATAACGGTATTACGTTTGCGATTGCATTAGGATAACGATATGGCAATACCAAGTACAAGAGCAACATTTAAAGAATACTGTTTAAGAAGTTTAGGTAAACCAGTAATTGAAATCAATGTCGACCCAGACCAAGTGGAAGATAGAATTGATGAGGCGCTACAATATTTCTCACAATATCACTATGATGGAATAGAAAGAGTTTATCTAAAATATCAGATTAGTGATGCAGACATTACTAGAGCAAAAACAGATACAACTTTGCCAACAGTAACAGATGTTGATTCAAATACAACAGCAGTATGGAAAGAACAGAACAATTACATTCCTGTTCCCTCTACTATTATGTCTATTGTTAAGGTATTCCCTTTAACAGATAAACAAGCATTGAACATGTTTGATGTTCGTTATCAGTTAAGACTGAACGACTTGTATGACTTTAGTTCTACTTCAGTTATGCATTATGAAATGACAATGCAACATTTAGATTTTCTAGACCACATTCTTGTTGGTGAAACAGCAATACGTCACAACCAACATCAAAACAGATTGTACTTAGATGCAGATTTCTCAACAGATTATGTTGATGGTGATTATATCATCATTGAATGTTATCGTAAATTAGACCCTAGTACCTACACTGATGTGTGGGACGATATCTTTTTGAAGAAATATGCAACACAACTTATCAAAATGCAATGGGGAGCAAACCTTTCTAAATTCCAAGGTATTCAGATGTTGGGTGGAGTTGCACTAAATGGTGAACAGATATATACTCAAGCACAAGAACAAATTGAGAAACTAGAAGAACAAATTCAACTGGCATATGAGTTGCCTCCAATGCACATGATAGGTTAAAGTTGTTATGCCAACAAATGTATACTTTGATACAGGAACAAAACCAGAGCAGAACCTCTATGAAGATTTAATCATAGAGCAACTGCGTATCTATGGTCAGGATTGTTATTACATTCCTCGTAACATGGTTTCTGAAGATAAAGTATTCGGAGAAGATTCACTATCTAAGTTTGAAGATGCATACATGTTAGAAATGTATGTTGATAACGTAGATGGATATGAAGGCGAGAAAGAATTAATGTCTAAGTTTGGTTTAGACATTCAAGACGATGCAACCTTTACGGTTGCAAGAAGAAGATGGGAACAATTTGTTACGGTAGATAATAACATTGTTGTTTCATCAAGACCTAATGAGGGTGATTTAGTATACTGGCCTAAGGGAAGTAAACTGTTTGAAATCACTTTTGTTGACCATGATGACCCATTTTATCAAGTACATAATCTACCGACATATAAACTAAAATGCAAAACCTTTGAATATGGTTCAGAGGATTTGGATACTGGTATTGCAGCAATTGATTCAATTGAGACAGATAATAGTCTTGACCAATTGTCTCATCAAATGACTCTGGAGAATGCAACAACATTCAACGAGTTCTTTGCTTTAGAAGAAGGTACACCTTCTGATGGACAACTCAAATTAGAGGATTCATTACTTGGTGATAAAATTATTTCAGAAACAGTGGACAACATTGGTTCTATTGTTTTGGAAAATTCTGTCGAGGGTGCTGAAGCGGACTATATAATACTAGAAACTTATCGGGTTGACACTATTGATGAAACAGCACAGAATGATTTATTTGATAGTGAAGAGGATACAATATTAGACTTTACCGAATCAAATCCATTCGGTGACGCTGGGATGAAATAATTATGATTGGAAATTACTTTTACAACGAATCAACAAGAAATGTTGTGGTAGGATTTGGTTCTATCTTTAACAACATTCAACTTGTAAAGAAAGATAACTCTGGTAACGTAACACAGACAATGAAGGTGCCGTTAGCATATGGCCCGAAACAGAAGTGGTTATCTAGATTACAACAAGACCCTAACCTAACAAAAAAGGTTGCGGTTACATTACCTCGTATTGGTTTTGAGATTAGTGGGTTGTCATACGACTCTACTCGTAAACTCAATAAGATGGTTAAAGCAAAGAAGGTTGCAAACGGAGAAAACAAAGAAGGATTAAAGGAAGGGTTTATGCCTGTTCCTTACAATGTTGACTTTGAACTATTCATTATGAGTAAAAACTCAGATGATGCATTGCAGATTCTAGAACAAATTTTACCATACTTCCAACCAGAGTACACAGTTACTTTGAGAGAAGTACCAGAATTAGATATTGTTAGAGATGTTCCTGTAACACTAAATAGTATCGGTTATGAAGATAGTTATGAAGGTGAATTTACAAGTCGTAGAGCAATTATCTACACATTAAGTTTCTCTGCAAAATATTATCTATATGGCCCTGTGACTTCACAGAATGTTATTCGTAGTGTACAAGTTGACCAGTATACAGATATGCCAGTTAACGCACCTAAGAGGGAACAGAGATATTCTGCAACACCTAAACCAGCAGATGTTTCTCCTGCTGATTGGGATACTGATGACGGAGATTTTGGGTTCAATGAGACTACAAGTTTCTATGAAGATGCAAAAACTTTCGACCCATCTAGTGGTACAGACGTATAAATAATACAAAGAATTAGGAAAACGATATGGCAAGTACATTAAAAGTAAATGAGATTCAACACACTGGTGGCACTAGTGCATTGACTATTGATAGTTCTGGTAGAATTTCTCAACCAGCAAAACCAGCGTTCCATACTATTGGTAGTGGTGGTTGGGCCACCTTTAGCAATGGTTCTTGGACAAAAATTGAAATGACAAGTCCAAGCCTAAACATAGGTTCTCATTATGACAGTACAAATAGTAAATTCGTTGCGCCAGTAGCAGGTGTTTATCACTTCTACGCCAAAGTATATGGGCGAGTTCAATCTGGTGGTAATAATACAACGTATTGGAATTGTCGGTTTCAGAAAAACAACAGCATCATTTCTGGTCATGATTCAGTTATTATGGGATATTACTATGCTGAAGGCGGTTGGGATGAGACTGCACATCTATCAATTAATCTTCAACTCGCAGTAAATGATGAAATTACTGCCCATGCCAAAGCAGGGGGCGTGTACAATGGTGAGTATTATAAAGCACAAAATGAATTTGGTGGACATTTAATAGGATAGAAAAAATGGCAATTAGAAAAATCATATCAAGAAGTATCGGAGTGGATGTTATCGCTGCAGAAGATTTAGCAGATAACTCAATAACAACTGCTGAAATCACAAACGGTGCTGTAACAATGGCAAAACTTGCTTCGTCACTGGACTTTGCTGGTAAGACAGTCACTAACTTAGATGCTGGTGGCGGTTATTATCTAGGGGAAACAACTGCTGGAGCAACTGCTAATAAAGGACACATCTTCAGAGTACACGAACAAGAATTAAACACAAACGTAACAATCGCATCAACGGACAATGCTCTTGCAGCAGGCCCGTTGACAGTCGCAAACAATATCACTCTCACTGTTAGTGGTAACTTGACAATCGTATAGGAGATAGAGGATGGCATCAACATTAACAGTAGACAACATTGTAGGGGCAACAACTGCAAGTACAGTGCATGCTCCAGGCCACGTTATACAAGTAGTAAGTGTTGCCAACGGAACAGCAGAATCTACATCTAACGCTAGTTCATTTGTAGCACACAGTGGTTTAGTAGCAGCAATAACACCAAAGTTTTCTAATAGCAAAATACTTGTAACTCTTGCATTTTCGTATAGAACTTCAAACGGAACTAATAACTCTAATTTTACGTTATATAGAGGTACTACAAATTTACTCCATTCTACAAAGGGTAGTGGTACTCTGTTTAGTGGAAGCTCATATTATCAAGGTCATCAAACAATATCCTTTTTAGATTCTCCTAGTACAACATCATCAACTTCATATCAACTTAGATATATGGGTAATACTACAACCTCAATAAATACTGATGGTGGAACAGGAACTATTACACTACAGGAGATTGCACAATGAGTACTTTAGCAGTTAACACAATCACCGCAGAGACAGGTAACACAGTCTCACTTGCATCTGGAAAAAATTTATATGCGCCAGGAAGTGTAGTTCAAATTAAAGAGGCAGCAACTGGAACTTCGTTTACTACTACTAGTACAACTATTGCTGCTACGAACTTATCTCAGTTAATTACCCCAAAATTTCAAACAAGTAAGTTTTATATAGCAGTTCAATGGAATGCTAATGTTAGTGGTAATGCATCTGCTGGAATACAAGTAAATATTTACAGATCAATTGGAGGCGCTACTGCAACTGCGGTTGGTGACGAAGCAATTAGTTATAATCAACTAGCAGGACAAGGCACTACACACCGCTGTGAATATACTTCACTTGTAGACACACCAAATACAACCTCACAAATTAGTTATCAATTTTGGGCTAAATCACATAGTGGCACTAGTGAAAGGATTGCGGCTGATTGGGGATATATGCGTATGACAGTCATGGAAGTCGCACAATAAAATGAATAAACAGGAGAAAAAATAATGGCAACAGTAACAGACGCACTAAACGCTCTTGGTGTCAACGAATGGGTTCTTAGAGGCGAACCAACAAATGCAGACGAATTTGGATCAATGTTCCGTAAGGTAACAGGTGCAACTGATGATGGAACTGCAATCGAATCAGACAA